AAATCCTGCGCTAGCACGATAACCACCTGCGCCACCACCACCAGCATTGTGAGAACCTCCCGCACTTCCACCACCCACAACCAGATACTCCACCTCTGTTACACCACCAGGGCATACCCACGTTGTAGACGAAGTAAAGGTTTGGATGATGGTGTAGGGGCCAGCACCACCAGGCTTTAGGAACCCCAGTAAAGCGTTAAGAATACCTGTCATGGTTTACCCTTAAGTGAGGCCGTTGCCAGAGATTACCCAGGTTGCTGAGGCTACCTTCACCGCACTCGCAACACCATACTCTGCAAGGGTTCGGGAGCCAGTCGCACCATCTCCAGCTAAATACATCGTGTCTGTCGTAATCGCAATCGTAAGGTCGTTTGCCGATAGGTTTATAAAGGTCACAACCGTACCCACTGCATAGTTGACGCTTGATTCAGCAGGGATTGTAAATGTACGGTCATTGGTATCCGAAGCAGGGTGGAAAATCGTCTTACCAGAATCCGCAAGCAACAAGGTGTAATTCGTAGACTGGGAGTTAACTGGGGTGTTTCTAAAGCCAACCGCATCTGTTCCGTCTACCGTGCAAGAAGACAAGGTTCCAGAAGAGGGTGTGCCTAAAACGCCACCGTTTGCTACAAAGGCCCCAGAAGATCCTACGTTTACAGCCAATGCCGTTGCTACGTTAGTGCCAAGCCCAGACACACCGGTTGAAATAGGCAGGCCCGTGGCATTTGTCAGTGTTCCAGAAGAAGGTGTTCCAAGAGCGCCGCCATTAACAACAAACGCCCCAGCCGATCCCGTGTTGACACCTAAAGCCGTCGCCACCCCTGTACCAAATGCCGTGATCCCCGTGCCACCGGAGGCCACAGGAAGCGCAGCTCCAAGAACAAGAGAGGGAATGTAATCCAGAGAAGTGACAACGTCGGTGCCGTTGTTGTAAACAAGCGCCGTTTTACCCGTGGGGATGGGCACCCCGGTCTGGCCTGAGACTTTGATCGTGACCTGCTGGTTTGAGCCGTTCTTAACGATGTAGGGCTTTTCAACCGCCGGGACCTCAAGAACAGCAGCGCCACCAGGAGAACCCGTCAGATTAAGGTAAATGGCCCGTGCGTCTTGGGCAGCGTTTGAGTTGGTGAGCGTGAGCGTGACCGTGGTGCTGGACATCGCAACATCGGCTTTACCGACAATCGCCTGCTCAAGTGCTGTGCCCAGGTTGGTGTTTGTTGTCGTGCCCCACGTTCCGGCTTGTTCACCGGTGCCGATTAGCTCGACTTTTAAATTGGTGGAATATGTACTTGCCATTTTTCGGTTCCTTTAAGCTGCTACAGCGACCCAATTGGCGGTCTGACTGTCATCAATGTTAACCCAGTTGGGGTTCTTCAGTACAGGTGCGCTGCCCACAATCGACATACTTCCAGACGGTATTGTAAGTACCCTTTCAAAAGGCACAGTCGGTATCTGCCCGACAATAGAAAGCGATCCAGAAGGTGGTACAACACGGTTCGTTGCAGGAGCAAACCCGACGACATCCAAGGCTCCTGATGGGGGTATTCGTACTTGCCCGTTCAATAAAGCTGGTGCAGCCCCCGTTAGCGTCAAACTTCCCGCCGCTGGGAAAGCTGGTGTTCCAGAAGAAAGCTCTGGTATTTGGCCTGTTAATGCAACCGACCCGGCATCTGGTGTAGCTGTTGTTGCTTGGCCTGGGATCTGCCCTGTTGCTAAAACCGACCCTGTACTCGGTGTTACTGTTGTTGCTTGGCCCGGAATCTGACCGGATAAAGACAAAGACCCCGCTGCTGGTATTCTCTCAACCGAGGTTGAAATCCTTGGAATCTGCCCCGTAATACTTAACGAATTAGCCGGTGGCGTAACCGTAAATGCAACACCAACCTGCTGCCCAGCAAGGGTTAAAGTTCCTGCGCCGGGGATAAAGACCTTACCCTCTAACAGCGTGGGAACCGCACCCGTAAACGCAACCGCCCCAGCGCCAGGGCCTACAACAACCCCAGTAATAACCGTCGGAGCCGCCCCCGATGCAGTCAAGGACCCTGCATCAGGTTGTATAACAGTACCGCTTAAAAGCTCGGGAACCTGTCCAGCAAGCGCAACACTACCTGCGCCTGGGAGAACCGTACCTTCCGACCCCCAGTCACCAGCGCCAAACGGTACTATTCCCCAGCCAGCGGCCATTTAGACCTCTTAGGTTAGTGTAAATACACCAGTCGCAGCAGGCAGAACGGTCAGGGTGTTAGGATCCGAAATGTCAAAAGGCGCCGAGGAAAGCTTGCTCCAGCAAAGGAGTTTAGCCGACGCCGATGCACCATCTTTGTAGATCACCGCATACTGAACCGCACTAATATCGGAATTCGAGGCCGTAAAGGTAATACCCAGCGAGGTGTAGTCAAACGTAACCGTTGAACCAGAAAGCGTCCAAGTACCGGCAGAAGGCGTCAAAAACTTACCCCCTGCTACGTAAGCACCACCACTAGCTTGCCTCGTTGATAATTGACTAAACGTTGAAAACGTAAGGGTTGAAACACTACTGGATCCCCGGAAAAGGGCCATCTTAAGACCTTGAGTCCCCAGTTGAATTGTGCCATCGCCAATATATTCCTTAGCTTTAGCGTAAAGTCTCCATGCAGCAGCAGCCATGTCATTGCTCCTTTAAATCGGCGTGTAATGCGCCAGTTTCCAAAATGTGACGAAGCAAACCGTCGTAGATTTCCAGCTCCAAATGGTCGCCAAACATCTTGACCATATCAATGAACTCTTGGGCCTGAGAAAGCATCCACGGATTGCAGTAAAAAACCTTGTTGCCTACGGTGATTGGAATGATGACTTGACCGTCATTTTCCTTTTGTGCGTAAGCGTGGTGCGCCCCATCTTCTAGGCATGAATCGCAGCCGAAAATATGGAAACGTTTGAAGCCCAGTATACGGAAAAGAGGGATAGTCCTCAAGAGAACCGTTGATCCACCAGGCACGGGAACATACGGCTCTTTCCTTTCTTCAAGGATTTCTTTGATCTTCTCCACCCCCGTGTGCCAGATGTAGGTCCTGTCCTTGGGTACCTTTTCAAAGACTTTGGGGTGGCACTGCGACGCAATAAAGTACTTGCAGTCGTCAATAATCGGGTCGGCAAACCGGGCGTTATGCTCCAAAGGGTCCACAATCACCAGCGCCGAAGGCTTAATGCCTTGGTCAATACAGTACTTGTAAGCCCCGTTCATGGCAATTAACTTGACACCCTGCTCACGCAGCTCACGGATTTTCTCAATATTCTTGGCTAGCGACGGGCTTCCGCCCACAATCATCGCCTCTACGTCGTTCTCGGGGTGGTGGACAACCTTGTTTAGACCCTCAATATCCAGGCTGTGCTTGACGTTGTTTACGATAATCTCATCAGGCGTGGAGATTTTGCAGGTCTTTAAGAAGTCTTTAGCGGTCTTCCAGGCGCTGACATAAAACAGAACATTCCCAGATGTCTCCTGGGACCACATAACCTTGCACCCTTTTTCAGCAAACTTCTGAAGCCACCAGCTATAGGGCTTAACCGTCAAATGCAAGGGGTGCCCAATCAAAGCGCCCATCACATCGTCTTCTGTAGCAATCTGGAAAAAGACATTCTGGCAAGCGTTCAAGCAGTTATCCAGAACCTTATCCACATCCTCGGTCGGTATATGCTCAAGCACATCCGTACAAAATCCATAGGTGGCCCGTAGGTCTAAAGGCTTGGTCAGGTCATGCTCAACAAACTTAATCACACCTTTATCCACAAGCTCCTGAACATCCTCGTCCAAGCAGTTGCTGGCAAAGTCCACCGCCGTTACATCCAGATTCCCAAAAAGAGATAGCGCCTTGGACCCCCGCCCTGTCCCGCAACCCAGGTCAATGACCGACGAATTAGGCATCGGCTTGGCTTGACGCAAGAACTCCTTAGCAATCATCTCCCCAGGCGAGACAACCCGATACTCAGGCTTATCCCACATCGTCTTGTAAATATCCTTCTCAGAAGGGCGAATGGGCTTGACTAAGAGAACAGGGGCTTGGCCTACGAAGGGCATTAAGAAATCCTTATCAGTGCGTCGGCGCTGGAGGCCGTTGGGAAAGTAACGATAAATGTATTTGTAGAAGTTTTATCTGAGCCAAAATCAAGGACACAAATAGCCGCTCCACCATCCTTATAAATCAACGCTCCCCTCGCAGTAAAAGCGGCAGAGACTGTGACGTTTTCAAAACTAATGAAGGCGGTGTTATTTGTAAGTCCTTTTTCGACCGTAAGAGTAACGCCACCTGCGGAATACCCCGAGGCTGAGATTTCTCCGGTTGCTGTGTAGGCGGCTGTATCTTCATTCAGAGTTGCGTTATTTGTATACAGCGCCATTTTGATGATGTCGGTGTCAAAGTCAAAGTCTCCATTAATCAAGCCTGACTTAAACGAATTGCATGTGTAGTTGCCAGTAAACGCCATTTAGTTCACCGACATTCTAACTTGACCGGACCTGTAAGCGTCTCTGCGCTCCATGCCATCACCAAGACGTTTAGCCAGAATCATGGCTTCTTCATAGCGTTTGTTGTATGCAGCCACAATATCAGCCTCACCCTTCATGTAGGTGTACGCCTCAACCAATGACCCGTACAGTAAGGCAGAATCAAAATTATCCCCAAGCCAAGTTGTTGATGCAGTAACGATAGACTCAGGGTAGAAAAAGTAGTGCATCTCAACAGTGTAAGCATCATCTGGTGTAGGCGCCAAAATAAAAGTGTTGTCGTCAAACTGTGCGTAATACTTTGGAACCCCCGTATCGGTCGGGCTTGGATACGCAGCTCGGATGTAATTCACATCTTTATTTAGCAAATATTCAAAGCTACCATCCGTAATGACCGCCAGAGAATAAGAGGCTAAAAAGTCAGGGGGCGCCTCTAAATACTTGTTGTTGGCTGTGAGCGTGCCCGTTTGATTTTTTCGGAAGTTGGGGAACTGGACCGAGTTATAAATCCGTTGCTCAGCCTGCTGGATAAACGTGTCAATCTGCTCTTTGGACGTAAAGGTAGCCGTCGCAGCACTGGGGTCAGTGAACTGCGTATTTGGGAACTCGTTCTCGCAATATCCCTTGATGGTTTCAAAGAGCTGAGCGTAGTTCATTTATCCAAGCTTCTTAGAAGAGTTTGTGCCCTTCGTAGCTGCGCCCGTGCCACGAGTCTTAACAGTTTGCGTATTTGGGACATTATTAGGGTAACCTGCTGTGTTCGGCACTGGGACCGGGGTGGGTGTTGGGGGACATTTAAACATTTCTAACTCCTAAGTTGTTGATACGGTTACTGTACCAAGCGTAATACCTAAAGCCAAGTTATTTGGCGTCAGAGCATCTGCATTGGCCCTGGCGCCGCCTACTGGAGCAAAGCCCCATTGGATGATTCGACTACCGCCAGAAGGATCTCCAGTTCCAAATTCTCCGGTTCCAGAATCAATCTGTAATCCTGTATATCCAGCCTGTGTGTACGTCGTGTCAGGCCGTGGGTTGCGAATAGCCTGGGGGTCCGAAACCGGGTACATACCTAACTGCAACTGCGGCTGGTCTGGCTCAAAACAAGTAGGACATACCAATAGATTAACGTTTTTTGTCTTAATGACAAGCTGCTTAAGTTCTTTGAGCTTATACCTAAATCCACAGCGATCACACTGTGCGATAGCCCAGCGACCGGACGCAAACTTAGTGGGCATTAGTAAAACATCTCCCTCGGTGCCAAACGTAACGAAGCTTTTTCACGATCTTCTGATGAAGCTAAAAGCCATTGGTTTTCGTATTCCATCTTTAGCATTTCAATCCGATTTGCTGCCTCGGGAATCTTCAGGGAAAGATAATACGCAAGACCTGCAACCAGGCAATTGAGCATCCTAAAAGGTATATCTTGGGTCGAGGTTCCGTTACCTGCATCTTGAATCCTCCTTAAACGCCAGTAAACAAAAGTATAAAAGTTGCTCTGATCTGGCATAGGCCAGACGTTAATCTGCGGGGGGTTGTATCCTGTAATAGAATTTGCGCTAGTGGGGGTTATGTTATTAATAGGATAAGTCTCACCCGACTGTCGGTTTACCCAGACTTGAATCGGTCGGCCCTGGGCATTTTTATTGGGAATTGTTGCGTAGGTAGAAACACTAATACGGCTGATGTTAATGTCAGTCTGATTAACGCCGCTTTGGGTACGGACAACCTGATCCAAAAGGTCAATTGTGTCGCCCTCAAGATCGTAAGTAATTTGCCCTTGCACTAGGGGAATTGAACCTTGCTCAATGGTCCACAGATTGATGCCTCGGTTGGCCCACTCAATTGTCAAAAGGTTCAAAGACCGACGAGCCGTTCGATGCTCATAGCCAGTACGTACCTCAACACCGCAGCGCTCAAAAGCCTCCTCGATAATATCGTTGAGGTCTAAATTAAATGCGTTGGTGCCGGAGGTGGTCATGTTGCGTTTCCAAGTTTTTTGCAGTCGTAATAAATTTTACCAATCTGCTCGTATTCATTCATAATTTTTACAATCAAATCGCTTTTGTGCTCAGTATAGGCTTCGCACTCATTTTTTGTCACAAAATTTGTCTGGTCTTCAAACATGATGCCCGTGCAACCCTGAGTTATGGTACAGAGAACAAATTCAGCTATCCACATCACTCTCTCCCCAATGAAACATAATTCGCACAATAAACAAGTCTAAGACCAGGCAATTCTGCCAATCCTCGTCACCGGGGACAATCTCAATACCCACCATCATGCCAGTAATGAGGTGGGCGTTTACTTCCATAATTTTTTCCACTAAAGCGTTTTGTTTGTTTCGTATACGGCAAGCTTTTGCTTTAGCCTTGTAATCTCTTCATCCCGTTCAGCTAGCTTTTTCTGATGGCTTTCGTTCATTTCAACCCAAACTTGCAAACCAACCATACGTTCTTTGTGATCGTCTGCCATCATTTTAAATAAACGCTCAGAAGCCTCTAACTGTTTTTGTACAAAATCAATCATCTGTGCCTCGCTGTCTTTCGAGCAATGTTCTTTGGTTGTTTAACAAACTGCTTACCCTTAGCTTTACCTGCCCGTTTTGCCCTGGAAGTAGCTGCATACTCGGCGGGAGATAATGACTTAATGGCTGATTCTGGTAAATAACGCTCACCAGTGGCCTTTGGCCCCTGAGTAGAAGGCTTTCCACTCTTAGTCCTCCACTTTTGCTGAGTCCACGATTTCAGACTCTGCTGCGGCTTTTTCAATGGCATCGCGTTCTATCCTTCTAAGCTCTCTTACCGTTTGCGCCGAGTACAGAATCCATTCAAAAACATTTCCATCAGACCTGGCCTCGTACGTCGGCATCTTAATCACGGTACCCGCCGCCTGCTTTTTTGTACTGCTGGGCAAGCATTTGGGCTTTTCTGGCAGACCACTGTCCTGGGGCACCACCCTTACCACCCGCTTTAATTCTTTCAAATATCTGCTTTCGGAGGGAAGGTTTGGTGTAGTTTCCAGCTTCGTTAACACGTGACTTACCTCCGGCTTTAAAAACCGTTACCTCGTTCGGATCATCCTTACGGGTAATCGTCCGAGCTTTAGGCATTTTGGAGGGGGCGATGGCCCCCATCCCCCGAGACGGCATCATGATTAAGCCTTACCGCCGCTCTTCATCATTTTGGTCTTGCCGCCGCTAGCCATCATTTTGGCTTTGCCAACGCCACCACCAGCCATCATCTTAGCCATGCCGCCGCCGTACATCATTTTGGTTTTAGCAGCGCCGCCAGCTTTCATCATCTTGGCTTTAGCAGTGCCACCGGCTTTCATACCGGTTTTACCACCCATGGAAACTGCTTCGCCTTTAGTCTTGCCTCGCATAGCGATGCCATCTGCTGCTTTCCTGAATCCCATTTTCCTACTCCTTGTACAAGTTGTTAAAAGTCACCTCGGGGTCCATGTACGAGTCGTCTTGTTCCGCACATTGAATCCATTGGCTCGGTCTAAAATCAGGCGCTCCTTCTCCGGTCTGCCAATAAGCGGGACTGGTAACTCGCACTCGATTGTTGGGTAAAGCCACTACATTTCCTGTCCATTTGCCTGCGTCTGTCAGTATTAACACATGGCTCTGTTTATGCTGGGAGGGGTCTTCAGAGACATCGCTCTCGGCGTAGTCCACCGTAAACAAGTACCTTCCAGTATGAAACTCGTTATCAATCTTGCACAACCAAGGCGAAGGCTGTGCCCTGGCGATCTTAATAATTCCGTGGTTGTACGAGCTACAGTCCCAAGGTTGCGCCAAATGAGTCTGCATACGCTCAGGCCACTCTTCAAGAGGTATGTCCCCCACAAGCGCAGTAATCGGCATCCTTGCCCACATAGCCCCACCATGAGGGTTAGGCTCTCCTTCAGCCTCACAACCCGTGAAGATGATCTGAAAGCTAAGGCATCGGTCAGGAATCGTCGTGACAGCAACTGCCAGACCGTGTACATACTCGCCGTGGTAGTCATTGTGCGCATGAGTAAACTCTTTCCTGACCCAACACTTGAAATATGGAATGTTGCTTGTTAAATACATCAGACCATACGTCCTTTGGTCTTACCACGTTGGGCAATACCGTCGGCACGCTTAGAGACAGAACTACCAGATTTTGCGCCGTGCATAGTCTTTTCGTGTTTACGAACAGCTTTAGTTGCTTCTTTTTGCATAGCAACCTTGGTCATATTACGACCTTTGCTTTTCATCATTCTATTTTCGTTCACGGTGCCTCCCTTAGCTAACATCTCTTTACTCTTTTTTACATCAGCATTTTTAAACTTTGTATCAAAGTCAGCGTTGTTTAATGTAGTGCCTGCTTTAATATCTCGTGCTCTTTCAAGCTCACTGCCATACATGTTAGGTGGCGGCAATGGGTTCTTCTTTTTTGTATCTTTCTTTTTGTCTTTTTCGGACATGATTACTTCCCTGTAAAATAGTACATAATAAATGAAAGAACGCCGGTTACAGCACTAGCAAAACCAGCAACAGCCATCATTGTTTTCCAACCGCCTTTGGCTTCTGACAGAGTTTTTTGAATATCAGCAACAGATTTTTTTATTTCATCAATATCCTTCGCCATGCGATCCATGTCGTCTTGCAAATGTTTAATCTCGGTCTCGTGGACAGCCAATTCACGTTCTACGCTCATTTAACATTTCCACCTTTTTCTAGCTTGGCGAAGTCGGCTATTTGGATCCTTGGCGGCTTCAGGAAACTGCTTCATCTGCCCTGCTGACCTAGCACAAAATGATTTGCGACGAGCTGCACGTTTGCCTGTGGGTTTGTCTTCTGTAACGGCTGTCTGTAGTTTAGATCCTGGGTTAGCTTTGCGATAGGCGGAAACGCCTTTTTTGGTCATACCGGCACCGGCCTTGGT